ATCTTTGTGCTATGGCGAGTAAGACCTCTGAATATTACAAGAATAATCCTGAAGCTGCAGAGAAGCGTAGACGCTGGCAACGTAAGGAGAATAAGAAGAAGAGAAAGAAGCTGTATAGGGCTTTTCTCTTGCGTAAGAACCGTGAGGCGGGTACCGATGGTAATGGTGATGGGTTAGACTACGACCATACCGAACGTAGATTTATGAAAGCAAAAAGAAACAGATCTAAAAAATGAAAGCTAAGAAGTACGAAAAGGGAGGACCAGTAAACCCACCGCAGAAGAAACCTGTATATGGACCACCGAAACCTCCTGGGTATAAGTATCCTACTAAAGAGGAGATGGAAGAGAGACGTGGAGAGCGTGCGTACCTAAAGAAACGTAAGGAAGCGGATCGTGCATACCGTCAGGCAATTAAAGAGGGAGCTACTGAAGAGCAGGCTACTAAGATTGCTGAGAAGTACCTGGACAGCTTTAAGAAGGGTGGTATGATGAAGTACTTAAAAGGCGGACAGTTGAAGCTTGACGCTAACAAGGACGGTAAGATCACAGGTGCTGACTTCATGATGCTTCGTAAGAAAAAGTAATGAAGGCTAAGAAAAATAAAATAATGGTCAAGGCTCCCTCTGGATATCACTGGATGTCTGAAGGGGGTCGCCATTACCTTATGCCACACAAGGGGAAGTTCGTTCCTCATGAAGGTGCATCCCTAGAAGCACCATTCAAGGTTAAGTCGGCACATTAATCTGTTCCTCCCCCTCTAACTTGCGGTAATACCTCTGCACCAACAGCCTCGCCTTTTGTGTGATGGCATACCTAACTCTATAAGTCATCTTGCTCTCTCTAAATACAGCTTCTTCATATGTAGACGGTGCAAGCTTATCGTAATACTTATATATGTATCCAAGGTTTAGTAGTGGATATATAATTCTCTCACCGATCTTTTTCTTGCTGTAGAAATAATCCTCAGATGCTTTGTCTAACGTAAAGAATTTGTAGTCGTAAAAGAAAAGTAGGAAGTTCATCTGTGACTCATTGATCTCATAATGCGTAGACATATCACGCATCACTAATCTACTGTATTTTAGGTAGGTACGTCCTATCTTGTCCGAGTCTTCCATCATGAAGTCTCTGAACATACCTTTTCTGGATCGCTTCGCCATTTTTATTAAATTTGCATAGAATACAAAGATACTCAAATGGCAACTCTTTCAGGAAATAAAGTCAAGGACACCTACGAATCCCTATTAAAGCTAACAACAAATGGGGCAACAACAACACTCAAGTCTGTAGAGGACGGTGCAGGGGTTGCCACAGCGATTAAACTATCCACAGATACTGTTGAAGTGGATGCATTATCGTTTTCTGCAGCTCCATCAACGTCTACAACAGAGCTTACAGGTCTATTCTTAGACTCAAACAACAATGTGGTAAGTCGTGAGCTAACAAGCAACGCATTTTCTTCTCAGTACGGTGTATTTGAAGAGACCTTCATCGGAACCAACCCATCAGCACATAGTCTAGCGAATGCCAATGACTCAGACATCGTAGCTTTTAACACGCCTACAAATACTGTAGACTCTACGAGCTTCCATTTTGGTAATGCGCCAGCTAAATTAGAGCTAGACTCAGTAAATGGTGAGTACATTCAGAACATCTCTGGTGCCTCAGTTCCTGTATTCGTAGATATGTCTGCTACAACGGAGGTGTCTACTAACAATTCAAGCATTACCTATACACTACAGAAATGGAACGGTACAACTTGGATCGATGTTAAGGCCGCTACCCGAACCAAATCAACCACAGGGTCATATATAGACTCGTTCTGGGGTGTGTTTATGGTTGGCGATGACGAAAGACTTAGAATTCAGGTGTCATCTACTACCGGAGGTATCGCACTATCTGCACAATCTCAATTTAAATTCGTTGTCAAAGAAACTGGCGACATACTATAATATGACTGAAAAACAAAAAGACTGTATTCTAGAAATTCAAGATCTATTGCTAGCTATTAACGAGGTAGTAAAGAAACACGGGCTTGAGAGCGAGTTTTTATCGTGCCTAGCTGTTGGATTTGTGGATATAGACAATTCCTACGTTGATGAAGACGGAGACGAGCGTGCTAACATGAGTCTGTTATCGTCATTCTCTGTAGCTGATGAGGACGAGCTAGACGATATGCTATCATACTGTGTAGAGGCGTACCGCATGCAAGTGGAAGAGGAAGAAAAACCGAATCCATCAAGCATAGACTATTGGATTAACTTATCACGAAGAGACGGGGACATAAACTAAACCCTATTCTCTTTACAATTGAATTAAAATGATTAGAAAGATTATCATCGGGCGTGACCCGAAAGATGCTATGGCATACTACGTAGGTATGCGAGCAGGTTCAGGAAAAGTAGTCGCAATTGCTGAAGACGAGGCGCATTTACACAAGTTCTCTAAAAAACGGTATCTCATTTACATTGAGAATGAAGAAGGTACTATGCTATGGAAGTCTATAGATGATATGCCTTGTATTCTAGAGTACGATCTAAACTTTGACTGATATGAAGCCGTTGCATCAGTTCCTAGTAAAACTACCCAAGAAGTTTAAAGACGAGATAAAGTTGTCCGATGAGACAACTTTAAAGCTTGTAACCAAGTTTAACGAGTTTGAACATAGGTTCAATTATGGGGAGATTTTAGGCTGTCCTAAAAATTGCCCGTTAGAGAATTGTGAAGGTGGTACGCTGTACTTCCATCACCACGTAGTAATGGAAAAAGTATATGACCTTGGAGAAGACACATACCTGGTTAATTATGACTCCCTGGGAGGATATGGCAACCACGCTATCGCATACGAAGATAAAGATGGTGATATTACTATGCTTGGCGATTGGTGTTTTGTCTTACCACCCGATAAACCGAAAGAGGAAACAAGTGCTTCTGGCATTGTTCTTAGCCTCGCCAAAGAACCTGAACTGGAAGGACAACTTCTGTGCTTACCCCCAGATTCAGAATGGATTGGAGCGAAGCCTGGTGATATGGTGGGTTACACGAAAAATTCAGAATACGAGATGGAACTTATGGACGGCACAAAGGTCTACCGTATGAGAACAACAGAATTAGTCTATGTCAAGGAAGAAAAGTAAATTCACTACTGTTGAGGCCTCTACTAGACTACTAGCTTCTATGGAGATAGCCATCAATAATATGATTGATGAAATCAGAAAACCTGTAGATGCAGAACTGTCTGGATCACAGCGTAAGGCTGAACTACAAAGTATTAAACAAACAGCAACAGATGCCAAAGAATTACTCATCGAGTACCAGCGACTTGAACAAATGGTCAGAGAACTCAAAGAGACAGGTGGAATTGAGGAAGAAAAAGACTACTCTGGAGGATTCGCAGAGCGATTCTCAAAGTAAATGGAGATTTCTTTATTGGGAATAAAATAAAATGGAATGGCAGGACTTAAAAAAGTTAAAGGGTATGATGAGTACGTTGTCAACATATGTCCCAACGATACGGATGGAGAGGTCATTGAAATCGGTGGGCTTAACATTCAGCTTCCCAAAGCTCCTAAAGACGAATACATACTCAATAATGAAAGGCCTGTACATCTGCAAATGTGGAGAAGACTTCCTGTGCCAGAAGAGCTGCGTAGGATTCGCAGTATGGATGAGTGGTATGAAATGCCTTCCGAATTCAAAAAACGCTTTTCTCCGTATATCGAGCAGGAGTTTAAGCGTAGGCGTGAAGGTGTTTGGTTCTGGAATAATGGTGAGCGTGTCTACATTACAGGGCGACACTATATGATGCTCCAGTGGAGCAAGATGGACATTGGCTATGCCGACTACTTAGAATTCCAGCGCAGACTGTTTATTCACTTCGCAGCGTGTGAGTCTGACCCAAGATCTATAGGTCAGATGTACACAAAGTGTAGACGTTCTGGATATACGAATATGTCTGCTGCTATACTAGTAGATGAGGGAACACAAGTAAAAGACAAGCTGTTGGGTATACAGTCTAAGACGGGTAAGGATGCACAGGAAAACATATTTATGAAGAAGGTAGTGCCTATGTTTCAGTCCTACCCATTCTTCTTCAAACCTATTCAGGATGGTACTACCAACCCACGCATGGAGCTTGCATTCCGTGAGCCTAGTAAGCGTATCACAAAAAACAACAAAACATCTAGTAAAGGTGAGGCACTTAATACAATCATTAACTGGAAGAACACCACTAACAACGCATACGATGGTGAGAAGCTCCACATCCTATACTTGGATGAGGCAGGTAAATGGGAAAAGCCTACTGATATACGAGAAGCGTGGCGTATTGAACGTACTTGTCTCATTGTAGGTAGAAAGATAATCGGAAAAGCTCTAGTGGGGTCTACAGTAAACCCCATGGACAAGGGCGGTAATCAGTATAAAGAAATATGGAGGGACTCAGATCCAGAAGATAGAAACGCCAATGGAAGGACGAAGACAGGACTATATAGACTTTTTATTCCTGCATACGAAGCACTTGAAGGGTTCTTTGATGAGTATGGAAACCCTATTGTGGAAGACCCTGAAAAGCCTGTTAAAACGATTGACGGGGACTTCGTAGACATCGGTGCAAAGACGTACCTCAAGAATGAAAGAGAAGCACTGAAGCACGATGCAAGGGAGCTAAACGAATTCATCCGACAGTTTCCATTCAGCGTAGAAGAAGCAATGCGAGACAGTATTGAAGGTTCTACGTTCAACATCGGAAAGATATACGAGCAGATAGAGCATAACCAGGAGCTGTATCCAAATCCAGTGGTACGTGGAAACTTCGCATGGAAGGAAGGAGTTAGCGATAAGGAAGTTGTTTTTAACCCGGATCAAAACGGTAGGTGGCGAGTAGCCTGGATGCCTAAGCCTGAGGACCGTAATAAGTACGTAATTAAGTACAATAAAAAACATCCTGCAAACGATCATATTGGTGTTGGTGGGGTGGATAGTTATGACCTAGACTCTACTACAGATAACCGTGGGTCTAAGGGAGCCTGTCACTTATATAATAAGTTTAGCATGGCAGCACCAGCAAATATGTTTGTCGCTGAATATGCCTCACGCCCTCCATTAGCACGTATCTTCTATGAGGATGTATTAATGGCTGCAGTTTTTTACGGATATCCACTTTTAATAGAGAACAACAAGTATGGCATCGTAAGATATTTTGAGTCAAGGGGTTACGAAGAATATGTGATGAAGCGTCCAGATCACTTAAAGACACCTGGGTCTGTAAACGTAAAGACTCGTGGTATCCCTTCTAACTCTCAAGATGTCATTCAGGCACACGCTCATGCCATTGAAGCGTTTATAGAAGAACACGTAGGGATCAACTCTGAGACAGGTGAGATGGGTAAGATGTACCTTAACAGAACACTAGAAGATTGGATTGGATATAAGATAGATAATCGTACCAAGTTTGACCTTACCATTAGCTCTGGACTAGCGCTACTTGCAGCTCAAAAAGTAAAGACCGAAAAGGCCCAGTCTAACTTTGACGACAAGCGTTTTTTTCGCAGATATACCAAGGAGATAAGACGCTGATTCGCAGTGCTTTAATTTCGTATATTTGCAAGGAAGTATTCTGCGAAACGCTATATGTACGATAATAACAACGACAAAGGGAAGTACGGTAATTTCCCTGATCCATTTGCACACTATTCAAAAAAGACATCTAAGTCTTACGGATTAAAATATGCCCAGGCTATTGAAAAGCAATGGGGTCATTCTGACGATGAGCGAAGTTTATTCAGACGTAGACTTAAAGATTTTGAAACTAACCGTGACTATGCAAACGGTACGCAAGATACTTCTATCTATAAACAGATTCTTAACTCACTTGATCCAAACAACGGTGACGGTACGCTGTTGAACCTTGACTGGTCTCCAGTACCTATCGTTCCCAAATTTGTAAAGATTGTTGTAAATAACATTCTATCTAGAAAGCCTTATCCAAATGTAAGAGCTATTGACCCGCTATCTCAGTCTGAAAAAGACCGTAAGCGTGCCGAAAAAATGTTTGAGGTCAAGAATAAGCAGTTGATCGAGTCTCTTAACATGCAGGGTGTTGACACAGGAACAGATACACGGAATATACCTGAGACACCAGAAGAGGCTGAGATCTTCATGGATACCAATATTAAGACAGCTGCTGAGGTAGCCGCTCAGGTTGGTACAAACATGACGCTAGAGTGGAATGACTTTGATCAACGTGTTTATCGTAGAGCAGTTACCGATTTGGTAACCTGTGGTATGGGTGTTGTGAAGAGAAACAACGACCCGAATTATGGAATCACAGAAGAGTACATCGACCCAGCATTCTTCTTTCACAGTTACACCGAAGATCCTACATTTAGCGACCTTATATACGCAGGACACGTCAAGAAAATTAGTATTTCAGAGCTTAAACGTATCGCTGGCGATGAGCTTACAGAAGAGCAATATGAAAAAATCGCTCAGAAGGTAAAGAACAAATACCAGAACCGTGCTGATAAGCTATCCTATAAATACTACGATGAAACGCTTGATCGCACTACATACGGATACGATGAGTTTATCGTTGAGGTGATGAGCTTTGAATTCCTTTCTACGGATGACATGATGTTTGAAGAGAAGGAGTCTAGATTTGGAAACTCAAACTTCTACTACAAAGGGTTTGACTACTCTCCACCTAAGGAGTCTGTTTATGACAGAAAGCCTAAGTCCATGAATATTCAGACTGTCTTCGGAGGTAATTACATTGTGGGTACAGACTACATGTACGACTACGGACAGAAAAGAAATATCCCTAAAAATGCCCACGACCTTACAAGAGCTAGACTATCATACTCTGTGATTGCTACGAACTTACGTAGAATGATGCCTAAGTCTTTAGTGGGTTCTGTTATTGGTTTTGCAGATCAACTGCAGCTATCTCACCTCAAACTACAACAAGCTATCGCAAAGGCAAAGCCTGATGGTTTGATTGTAGACATTGAAGGTTTAGAAAACGTACAACTAGGAAAAGGAGGGGACCTACAGCCTCTAGATATACAAGACATCTATGAACAAACAGGTGTATTCTACTATCGTTCAAAGAATCCGGAAGGTGGATTCCAGAACCCTCCAGTACGTTCTCTGGACAATAGCATTAGGAATATCAACGAGCTTATTGGTATCTACAACCATAATCTCCGTCTTATCCGTGATACTACGGGCATTAACGAGGTAATGGACGGAACATCTCCGAAAGGCGAACAACTCGTTGGTGTACGTCAGCAAGCTCTTTCCGCTGGTAACAACGCTATTTATGATATAACAAACGCAGCCATTTATCTTTACTCTAGAATCTGTGAGGACATTGTAAAATGTTTGCAAATTCTGCCTAAGGAGTCTGTGTTGTTTAAGGCATATGAGCGTGCTATCGGTAAGTCTAACATGGAGGTATTGTCCTCGTTTGGTGATCTACCTATGTACAATTTCGGTGTTAAGGTTCAGACTGAGATGGACGAAACTGAGAAAGCCTACCTAGAGCAAAACATTCAGATAGCCCTAGCACAAAAAGAGTTAGACTTAGAAGACGCTATTGCCATCCGACAGCTTAAAGATGTAGATCAGGCAGAACGATTGTTAATTATCAGACGCAAGAAGCGTATTCGTTTGCAGCAACAGATTGCTCAGCAGAACTCTCAGATGCAAGCACAGATGAACCAACAGACTGCAGCTGCCGCCTCACAGGGTAAGCTTCAAGAGCTTCAAGCTCAGACTCAGTCTAAACTAGCAGAGATCCAGGCAGAAACCCAGGCCAAGGCTCAGCTCATGCAATTAGAATACCAGCTCAAGGGTCAGTTAGAGTCTATCAAGGTTCAGGCTGGTCAGCAGTCTAAAATGCAAGACATGTCTTTCAGAAAGAATCTTGAGGATATGAAGGAAGATCGTAAAGACGAGCGTGTTAAGAAGCAAGCTGTTGAACAGTCCAAGATGATCTCTCAGCGTCAAGGACAGAGAGGAGAGTTAGAAGATGATTCTGATGACCTGATGGAACTTATTGGTAATCAATGATTTAGTAAATTTGCAATATGGCAACCAGCATAAACTTAGACATAGCAAACAGAGTAGACATCACCACAAGACGTGGGGACAGCTTTACCCTAGAACTAACATTTAAAGATGAAGAAGGAGTTGCCATTGATCTCTCGGATGGTTACGAGTGGATGATGCAGGTTCGTGAGTCAGACACATCTGGGTCAGCATTGCTTGATGGAGACTCTAATGACGATAGTGCGAATGACTTTGGTTTCACAGGAGATAACAACGGACTGCTAACTATTACCGCCTCTTCTGCTACGATGGCTACGATAGAGGGTGGTATTTATGTGTATGACCTACAGTCCTCTCAAGGTGCTACAGTCATTACTTGGATGTACGGAATCTTTAAAGTGAACGAAGACGTAAGTGAGTAATATAACCGTAAAAAACCAAGAGAGCATTAGTGTAACCATCACACAAAGTGGTTACAATAAAAGCACGGTCATCAAGCAACCTGTAGAGAACCAGATTGACATTCGTGGTCTCAAGGGTGGTGGTGATAAGAACTACGTTCACGTGCAGGATACTCCTTCTGCGGAATGGACAGCTTCTCACAATTTGGGTAAGCGTCCAGCAGTAGTGGTGGTAGACTCAGCGGATGATGTAGTACACGGAGAAATTAGATATATAGACGATAACACAGTAACCCTAACTTTTGTCGGAGCGTTCTCAGGCAAAGCATATTTTAACTAATTATGGCGATTAAGTACCTATCAAGTATAAACCTCAGTAAGAACGAGATTCAGAACGTAGTCGTTCATAATCTTGCTTCAGCACCTTCTAATCCTAAGGAGGGTCAGATCTACTACGACACTACCTCTACCGAGGTGTATGTGTGTATTAATGAAGTTGGTCCTGTATGGCAAAGTATGAAGGGGGATATCACAGCTGTTACTGCTTCCACTGGTTTATCTGGTGGTGGTACTGACGGAGCTGTGTCTCTAGCGTTAAAGAACAACGCTAACTTCACCAACAACACCATCCTAAAGTGGGATAATGGGAACGGTCAGTTTACAGACTCAAGCATCACGGACGATGGTACTACGGTAACCATTACTGCTGACCTTACTGTAACTGGTACAACGACTACAGTCAATACGGAAACCATCAACTTAGCGGATAATATTATTCTATTGAATAGTAACCTCGCAGGTGATGCTGCTCCTTCACAGGACGCAGGTATTGAGATTGAGCGTGGTACTGAGTCTAACGTACAGTTTATCTGGGACGAAGGCTCAGACTACTGGAGTACGGTAGACCAGAAGTTACATATCGGTAGCATTGATGATATCACTGCTGCGGATACTAATCAGCTGTTGGTTTCAGACTCAGGTGTCGTTAAGAAGGTTGACGCTTCGGATATCTTAGACTTGATTAACATTGATACGGAAAGCGGTAGCGCTAGTCCTTCTGCGGGTGAGCTTACTATTGCAGCAGGTGAAGGTATCAATACTTCAGGTAGCGGATCAACAGTAACTATCGCAGCTGAAGAAGCTAGTGCTACTAATAAAGGGGTTGTAGAGTTAGCTACT